CCACATGGATCCTGCACAGAACAGTCACCTTCCACTCGGAGAGGAGGGTACTCACAGGACGTGCGGGTCCCACATTCAGGTAGTCAACATGGGGTGCCCACTGTTCCCGAATCCGTTCGATCGCGTCCACCGCCGTGGGTGCACAAATGTGTGGGAACCCGATCGAGATGACCCTGTAGACTGGCATGGTGTCCTCCTTGCCGCCACTATATTATATGGCGACCCCGGGTCACTCCATCAGCAGGGGGCGTCCGTCTTTCACGGTCTCCTTGACCGGAGGGTCGAGGTCCTTCGTAGCGTTGCACTTGGGACACATAACCACACGACCCCCTTTCGGACTCACCGCTCCCACCACGTTAGTCCACTCGTGGACACAACTCCGCTGCTCGGGTGTGGTGAGACTCTCACCTGTGGGTGGCATACCTTAATCCTCCTTCTTTCCCTTATGCACCTTGATGGCCTCCACCAAGGTGCTAGGTGTTGTGATAACGTGCTCCACACCACCAGACTGGAGACACAACCTAACCCGGCAACCCCTACTCGACACACCGGGGTTGGCGGACACACGCACGTGGTACATCAGGTTGGCGGCTAAGGATTCGGTGAGGGCTTCCTTGTCCTTCTTCGTCCATTCCCCCTCGTGGGACTTGAACAACTCACCGGAGACCGTGAGGGAGAGAACTTCCTCGGGGAACCCACTCAATGTTGCCACGTACTCCAACCACTTCTGTTGATTCACTCCCAGCTCTTTCCCAACGGTCAGGAGGTTCGTGACGATGTCCGACCGTGTCTTCGCTGTCTCCGCCTGCTGGAGTTCGTCGAGGTAGCTTACAGGGTGTGCACGTACTGTGAACTCGTTCTCCTCCCGCACAACATCAATACCACGCATAAGGAGGTCGATCTGGATCAACCACGAGACACCCACCATGAGACCGTTCTGAACCCGCTTCACACCTCTCGAGTACCGAATGTCTTGGTTCGCAAGGGGTGTGTTCGCACTCAGCGTCCCACTCGTGTCAGCAAACCCCATGTAGTCTGGTGGGACTCTTACACACCCACTCAACTTCTTCCTCATGTACTCGATGTCGAGGACGTTCCCCGTTTGGGTCGACCCGTGGAGAACGTCCACGTCAGTCAGCAACCCGTCCGCTGCGGGGATAAACACATCCTCGTCAAGGGACATGGGATTCATCTCAGACCTGATCTCCCCAGTCGTGGTGTCAACCAACATGTTCTTCCGCAACGCCTGGCGGAAGTACTGGACGATCTCGTTCGCCTCATCCGGGGGTGCGTCACCCACATCGACCTTCCACTTGAGTCTGTCGGGGTGGCGCCTAACCCGGTACAGCACGAGGCACTCCTCCATCAACCTGAGATACTTAAACGTCCTCCTCGCCGCTGCCAGAAGGGACGACCCATGGTTGGGGTCCTCCACTGACCTCCCACCGAGGAACCAGTGGATGTAGTCCCAAGGTGCGGACAACCCCGGAGCGGTAGGGTCGGGTGAGACTTGGAGACCACCGACGTCACCCACATAGAACCCTGCCACTCTCCCGAACTTGTCCATCACCTTCGAGATCTGGTACGGGTTCTGCGTTCTAAGCGCACCCACACCCGCGGGTTGGCCTCCCTCGCCCACCTTCTGCTGAACAGCTTCAAAGTGGTCACCATACTTGGCCATCCCACGAGCAATCGTGAACGCCTTCGACTCCATCCCGACCTGGTCCAATAGGTCGTTCGCCAGTTTCTCTATGTCGGGGTTCCTGGAAACAACCCACAGGACCCTCCCCGTCGCGGTGTCGGGTTGAACCGCATCCTCACTGTACATATCGAGGACACTCGATAAGATATCCTCGTCGTCCATCATGTCGTACTCTCGGTACCGCCCGACCCTGTCGGAGGCGATACGGGTGACGTCCTGGAACCACTTGAATACGGGAGAGTCCTCCCCGAGGGGACCCCACTTGGTGGGGTCTAACATCTTCCCCCTGAAGGAGACCCTAGGTGGGACACCTTGGGAGTACCCGAAGAATGTCAACAGCGCACGGAGGGGATGGACATCAAGTGCCATGCATCACCAACCTTCCTTTACAAACCTAACCTCACGACCCACAACGGGGACAACCACACCGCGTTGCCGCGATGTGTCACGCGGTCGACGTTGAGTGCGCAGGATTGTCAAGTTCCCCACAACACCCGCGACGGCTTGGGCAATGTCATCCGTCCCCTTTTCGGGGTGCTCGGGTGTGGAAAGCCCATCCAGCGGTTTCCTCAACTGCACCAACTCCTCCACCAGAGGGGGATACCAATAGTAGTTACACGCGGTGGGACCTGCGTAGACCTTGCTCCTGAGATCCTTGTACTCCTTCAACGTGATGCTCAACTTATCCGCCTCGAAACCCACTTTCCCGAGCAACTGGATAGAGTGCTTGGATTGGAATTGGTCATAGGTAACGCGGGCAAACCTGAACCCTCGCCCACGAAGGTACTGGAAGAACTCCACGATGGAGGACAGGTCAACTTCTCCGATGGTGGGAGGGACGATCCGGAGGACTAGGTCGAAGTACACACCACCCAAATCTGTTTCGTGGCCCACCGCCAGGCCAAGAGGGTCACCAGTGAGACCAATATCAACATGACCAACCCTCCACGCGTGAGGATCCTTAATTGGGACCGACCGGGACCTCTCTGTGTGGAACAACAACTCGGGACGGAGGAACGGGATGAGACTCGCGTCGGGATCCTTCGAGCTCAACAACGAGACAACCTCACAAGTGAAGGGGTGAACTCTGGAGTGGTCCACACACGAGTGGACACACTCCGTCCGCGTGAAGAAGTGCCCGTAAGCCGCAACAGACCTCCCTGCGAGGTCGCGGATTGCCTCGTCGGTGTCCTCCAAGAACACACCAAGGTGCTCCACGGGAACATCCAACACCTCAAAACCACTGGGAGGGACCTCGTCGTCATCAAGCACCCTACTCGGTACACCCTCCCGTCCCACCAACACCTGGAACTTCTTCCTCGACGGGTAGTCCGACACAGGTTTGACATCCCAGAGGGCAAAACGGGTTACACGGATCGAGGGGTCTGGTCCTGCACTTCCACCTTTCGCAACGCCCTCACGCTCCTCAAGGAACTCGGTCTCGGTTCTCTCAGAACCCAATAGGCACGTGAGACCAGGTACCCTACCGAACCGCATGAACCGGGACTGTTGCCGCCTCTTCGCCTGCTTGTAAATCTGGTGCGCTCTCGTCCTATCGGAGGGACGGACAACCTTCCCGGGAACCTTCCGAAAAAAGTTTGCTTCATCTAGACAGTAACCAAACACATTCTCACCCAACACATGCTCGGCAAGACTCCCGACGAGGATCGTGATGTTCTTACTCGGGATATGGATAGGGTCGTCAGGGCGCCTCCTCCTCGGAGCGTGGTCACGGAACCAGGGGATTGCATCCAACCAACTCTTCAACTCGTCGTATCCGACGTCCGCTTTGTCAAGGGTAACACTGAAGAAGGCGAACACAATCTCCGAACCGGGCAGGTGCCCGTAGTACGCGGAGGGGTCCCGGATACAACAAAGTTCGTAGATTTTGTAAAGTTGCGCGAGGGTGGACACGGTTGTCTTCCCAGTACCCACGGCTCCCTTTATAACCCACTCCGTTACTCCATTCGAGGGGTCCAACACGTAACACAACTCGGTGAGCCACTTTGGGTGGAGTCCACTTGTAAGGCCACCCATATAGTATTCACAGGTGAAGAACACCTCAGGGGAGACAGGGACAAACTCGTAGTCCTCCCCCCAGAGTGCACCCAGCAAGGGGGACGTACCCTGTTGGTCCAACTCCTTGAGCACCTCAGACAGAACGAGATGGCCCACCGGAGACAACTCACTTTGGGAGTTGCTACTCACCTAACGAAACCCCTTCACCACCCTGCTTCAAGAGTCTCCTCAAAACCTCCCTGTCCAACCCGGTCAACTTCCCAATCAAGAGAGTCCTCTCCTGCACCTTTTCGCCGACTGCGACGAGTCCCTTCGCACCCGACATCGCACCCTTCAGGATGTTGACCAGTTGGACGAAGAATTCAGACGAACCAGTGCTCCTCAGACTAAGTATACGTTCGAGGAACTCGGACTCCCTAGTCAGGGTCTCGGCGAGGTGCTTCTGTAAGT